TTTTCCCTGGTATCTCACCTATCCCTGTGTCCTGTTGGCCTCTTTTAGTAAAAAAGAAAACTCTGGGTCTATCCCAAGTTACATAATCTCTTGTAGTGTAATTTTGGGCATTAGCTGCAGCAATTGCTGGTCTGAATTCGGTAATGTTTGGTGTTGAAGAAACATGATATAAAATGACATTCCCATCTTCATCTAACTCTAAAGGAAGGTCTTTAATAAAGTTTTCTTCTTTTAAGAACTGTCTCCACTCGTTTATAAATTTCATATTTTTATTCTCCTCATGGAAAGCAGAGCCAATCACTTCATTACTCATAACAAAAGATTGACTCTGTTTATTTTCCATATTAATTAGTTATTATTCAATATCATTAATTCTTGTGAAAGCTTGTGGCTTATACACAGCTAAAGCATATCTTAAAGATGCTTTAACAGTAAGGATATCTTTGCCAAAGTCCCCATCAGCAGCAGAGTCTGAGATTTGTAATTCCATTCCTCTCCTGAATACATGGTTAGCAGCTAAAGATCCACCAAACTTACCTACAACTACATCAATAGTTGTAGAAACAGCTCCACCAATTTGTGATGATTTCACAACAGGTAATCCCCAAATAGTTGGGCTACCTGCTTGAGCAGATACACCAAGCATAAAGTTATTGTTGCCATCAACTTGTCCAGCAAGTGCTTCATAAGCAGCTGGGCTCATCAAGATAGCATCTGGAGCTAATTTTCCATTAACTTCAATATCTTTAATACCCTGTAGGATTGTTCTCAATTTACCACCTGCATTAGCTGGATATGCTCCTGCTGTGTAAGTGATTGTATTGATTCCTGTTTGTTGTGTAAGTCCTTTAATATCTGGAGCTACACCACCACCAACTAGGAATTGTTTTTCTAATCTTTGCATTACATGATTTGCAAGTCTGCCATCAAAATATGCTCTTGCTCCTGCTTGATCCTCAAGCAACTCTGCTGTTATAGGCAAAGTTGTGATGAATTTTCTTACAGGTGCTGTAACAGCACTATAAGTAAAAGCATCCTCTGGAGCTGCAGCAGCTTCTGCTTTTTCTGCAGCATTATTTGTTGCTGATTCTTGCAAAAAGTAATAGGTTGTTTGATCTGTATTTATAGAATCTACTAAGTCTAATGCAGGATTAGGATCTGGCTCTATAGCAGGTATAACCTGACTATAAACAGTATCTCTAGTCCAAACAGAAGTAGTCATAGTAGTTTTTGCCTCAAAAGGCACATTCTTTATACCATGATCAACAAAAGAACTATAAGCTTTTGAATCTAAGAATTGTTGTCCAAGTGATTTTGGAGCTTCAACTTCTGGCTCTCCATATACAGGCATTCCAGAAACTTTTTTAGAAGCTTCCATATCATCATTGTTAGCACTCTTAACAGATTCAAGATCCTGTAATTCAGTAATCTTGTCCCCTAAAGAAGCTAATTCATCATTTCTACTTTTGATTTCCTCTTTTTGATCTGATGAAAGTTCAGACATATCCTTAACAGAATCAAAAATTCTAGCAAGTTCCTCTGATTTAAGAGCTTTTTCAGCTCTTATTTCTTTTAATGTTGCCATTATTTTCTCCTATTTCAGTTATTTTTCATAATGTTCTTTTGAACATCAATGAATAGCTCATTATCTTTAACAGGATCATAACCAAACTCAGCTAAGACATCATCCAACTTAGAATAAATTGCATTTAGTCCTGCTATGTATGTAGTTACCATCTCTGTAGATTTCTGGCTAAGTGTCTTTTTTTCAGAGTTTTTTAAGGATGCAAGATCCTCTATTCTCTCTGTGAATGCCTTTAACTCCTCAAGAGAAGCTACAGCATGTTCTCCAAGCCTCATACCCTGTTGGGATGATTTACTGATACCTGTATCAGATTCACTTGAAATCTCTAAATCTTGTTTCATTTCTTTGGCACATTTGCCATCTTTTCCATAAGTACATTTTTTCTTGCCATATTTCTGTTCTTTTTGATTGACATAATCATTATGTGTTGCACAGGGCATATATATTACAGAGCCATCATCTTTCTCATGAGTATGAGTTCCCTCACAACCAAGCTCTTTTGCTCTTTCAGCTGCTTCTTGTTGTGTAGTAAATTCATCTGTGCCTACTTGCTCTTTAACTTCCTCAAACTCTGTATTCCAATCATCATAATCTTGTAAGCCTGACTTAAGAGCTTGAACAAAGCTATTTTGTTGTGCTCCTACTAAAACAGGAGATACTTCCCAGACTTTAACATCTTGTAGCACTCTCACAGGAACTTCCTCTCCTTTAGAATCTATATGAGATCCTTTTTCTGATTTCATTACCTGAAAGCCATAACTAAACTGTTGCATATCTTGCATAGCCTTAACAGTTTCATAAGCTTCTTTTCCTGCTTCAGTATTTAAAAAATATCCCTTAAACACAGCTTTTTGATTATCTGTTTCTATAACTCCTCTGCCAATGACTTTACTCCAATCATGATTCCATACTAATGGCACTTTATTGCCTGAATATCCTGATCTTAGAGCATTAGCTTTGGTTACATCATTATCACTATCTATAGTGTCAAATAATGAAAAAACTGCCTCTATGTATCTTGTATCTCCATCCTCTTTAAGCTCAATAGGAGCATTCTTATAGGATAAGTTCTCTGGTCTATCTATTTCATTCATCTATTACCTCAATATAAGCTTCTGTGCATCTGCAATTAGCTATCAAACTAATTGGAGCATTAGGATCTCTAGGAGCATCCAACTTAATACCATTATACAGATAAAAGCTATTGAGAGGAACTCTTTGATTGTCTAGCTCAAAATGTGCTTCTCTAACAACCCCATCTCTCCTAGATACCCACTCTTTTTCTAAAGTCTTGCCTGTAGCTTTAGCAGCTCTTTGCTGACTCCAAGAACTAACCTTACCAACTTCTGTTCTAGCTATATTCTTAGCTCTACCTAAGTTCTGTCCTCCTAGTACTGTATTAATTCTTTTAGCTAACTCATTAAAGAATTTATCTCCATCAGGAGTACCTGCAACAGGATTAACTATTCCAAGCTCCTCAAACTCTTTTATTGTCTTTGTTATCTGTGTAGTAATTCTTTTCTTTGTAGTTGCATTTAAGTCATTCATAACTTTCTTAGCATTATCTTGCACAAAATTAGCTGCTTGTGAATCTTGAAATAATGATCTAACTTCAGCAGGAACTTCTCTTTGTCCTCTATAAAAGCCATTATCTACAATCTTTTTAAGTGTTCTGCCCTCTGGTAGTAATCCAGATAGAGTACCAAATACTGTTCTTATTGCTTGTTCCTCATCTACTTGCACT